GCCTCCTCAACAGCCGACAAACTAACCCCAAAGGATTTCAATTTCTCAGCGTATTTGGAAACGATTTCGTTTACTTTACTCATAATGTTAATAATTACTTTGACTATATGACGCATAATCTTTGATTTGTTTTTACTTTCGTAGCAGTTAGTTATTCAGTTCATTTTTTTAATGTTTTAAGTTCAACGAAGAAACCCCCTAAACGTAGGGGGTTCTTTGTTTGTCGGGTAACATACACCTGCACCGGTGTAATCTATCACAACGCGCTTAATTCGTCATTTAAAGCCTTAAGAATCTTCTCAATTTCCTGCTGCGCCAAGTATTCTTCGCTCATTTCGGTAAAGAATCCTTCCAAAGAAAACCCTTTAACGCTTCCTTGTTTGATATCGTTCCACACTTCATCGTTATCTACCTTCATACCGATGCACCACGTACCCTCGGGAAAGTTGAAACCAAAGTTTTGGCTCTTGTCGTGTTCACCTTCTTTAATCCACGATTCTACAACCGTGCAACCCGCCACTGGCACTTGATGCTCAAGGTTGCTATTGTGGTGCATATTACGTTTAAGATACTCTTGCGCTATCTTGTTAATAGTGTCCTTTGAATACTTACAATAATAAGCCTCACCCGCACCATTAACTCGGTAAATCAGTTGGTCGGGAATCATTACCGCACCATATAGCATCTTACGTTCACCCTCTTCAATAGCCGCTTGTCTAATTTGTGTTTTTGACAATGCCACGAAATCCACTTCAATAGCAGGGTTTTCTACAAGTGAAATTGCATTTACTCCAAGATAACCACTATCATCGATAGTGTATTCGATTACTTTTACATCTTCCATTATTTTATGATTTTTGATTGGTCTATAATTTTTTGTTGTGCCTCTTGTGCGCTACTTACGTTAGTCGCTAATACGTAGGCTTGAACTGGTTGTGCCTTATTGCTTCCTTTATTGAGATAAGATAAATCCACCGCAGGGGCAGAAGGTGTAGAAACTGAACTACTTCCACTACCCATTGATATGGATGAAGATGAACTACCACCACCATTAAATTGTTGCGCTTTAATAGATGCAACCTTAGCCAAACCTGCTGCAGTTGCTATACCTGCCTGTATAAATGGATATGCAGGAAATACGGTTGTAATTGGACTTGCTTGTGCAGTTTTAAATGCGTTTATTGAACCTTCAATTGTTCCAATTGTAGCTTGTGCTATGCCTAAAGTTTTTGCAATTTGGAATCCTTTTTTAGCATTGATTAAACCAAAGTCAACAAAGGCTTCATTTAAATCCATCAATCCCCCAATTGTCTCCTGTGCAATACGTAATTTAGACGCTTGTAATGCTTGTTCTCCTTCCTCTATTCTTTTTTGATTTGCTATTGCTTGTTCAACTTCTTTTTGATTATTTTGAAGTACAATTCCACTTGCAGTTGTTGATGAAGTTACTCGCGTAGCATCACGACTTTGAATTTTAAGTGTTTCCTTATCACGAATTTCAGCAATTTGCTTTTGATATTCCTGCTCTAATTGCTTTAAAAGTTCTGCATTTCCGTGCGCAAGTTTCTTTTTTTCTTCATAATTAACTTGTGCTTGTCTTACAAGTTTATCGTCATTGGCTAAAGTGTCTTGATAGCGTTTTTCCTGCTCTGATTTTAGAAACTCAGTTAAAGATTTTTGGTCTTCTCGAATCTTTTTTAATCGTTCTGCTTCCTTTTTTGCTGCTTCTTCTGCTAACTTTTCTTTTTCGTGTTGTAACTTTTCAGCATCTTTTTTGGCTTGTTCTTCTCTTTTCTTTTGTCGTTCTGCTGCCTCTTTAGCATCTTTCTCCGCCTTTTTATTTCTTTCTTCTGCCTTTGAATCAATAATGCCAGTAGCATCTAAAAACGCGACTACACTATTCCAAACTGCATCAATTTGATTCTTAATTGCACCAAAAAACGCACCTACTTTACCACCCATCTTTGTAAGGTCATCCAAGTTTTGAATAAGCAATACAATGGCAGCTGGAATAGAAAACAATGGATTTAACAATAAAGCCTTACCCAAGTCGAAAATGGTAGTGCTAAATCCTTTAATGGCAGTTGTAGCGTCTTTAAACTTGAAATCCTTAACCGCACTTGTCATCCCTTTCAATCCAGTTTGTGCTTGACCAAAGTCAAGTGATAGGATAGAACTTCCTATCATACTGAATGAATTGTTTAAACGCTCTAATGGATCACCCGATAATGTGTTGACTGACTTACTAAGGTCACCCATCTTGTCGGTAAGTTCTCCGAGTTGTCTTTGTACCTTATTAAACTCGGCTGTGCCTTCGGGTAATCGCGCTAATTCCTCACGAAGTTTACGCATCTGAGTGCGCATCGATTCAACCCGTTCAGTTCCTTGAACATCAACTTCTATAACCGTCTTTTGTGTAGCCATTAAAACAAGATTTTAATAAGGTAAATAGTGCCTATAATTAAAGACGCAGAAATGGTAAAATTTATGCAGTTTGTTAACCAATTTGGCAACTTATTTTCTTTAGTTGGTAGGTCTTTACCTACTCCATGCTTTAACATCTCGCGGATGTTTTTAAATGTTTGTTCGGGATTATGCATAATAGTATTGAATGTAAATGATTTCCGCAGAAATATTGATTGAATTATAGGGGTAAGATGTACCGTCTAATAAGGTCACCGTTGGATTGAATGCGCTGCCTGTGATATCTAAATCAACTGAAAACCTTCCATCAATATCTATAAATGTTTCATCTATTGTGGTAACATTTTTAAGGCTTATTGTTCCACCGCTTTGAACGATGTGTAAATTAAATTCAGCAGTAGATGATCCGTCAATAACAAGACCAACTTGACCTAATGAAATAAGCAATTTAACAAGCCATACCGAATTATCGGGCATTGTTATTTTGTTTCTACCATTTACGAGTAAAGAAATAGCAGTTGATGAATTGGTGAAACTACCTTTACCCCAAATGTTAATTGTTCCCGTCTGCATTTCACCCGTATAAGTTCCACCGCTACCCGTTGTAATGCCTTGATTTAAAACATCAGCATTATATCCCGTCACCAAAACTGAATCTAAACCGCTAATAACCTTGTTACCACTACCTAAAACAACTGAGTTATTATTGTTTGAGCCGATAGAATTATTAGGAGTGGACAACAAACCGCCTTTTACATTGGTATTTGGTGGCGCACTATCCACTTTCGTGGTGGTTAGTGGTGGTGCTTTTGGCTTTGTAGTACCTCCCGAGTCACGACTAAACGCATAACAACCGCCATCTATCCAATTATAGTTATAAATATCACAACACGCTTGTGTTGCTGATGCAGGATTGCCATTTGAATCAACAAAAGCAACCGCACCAAAAGGTGTAATTGAGGATGGAGTTAATAAGCAATCAGGCTGCGCAGTCACTTGCTTAATTAATGTCACTTTAACGCTATCCGTTTGACCTACTACGTAATCACTAATTGATAAAATACGCCAATATGAATCTTTAATAAAGATTTTATCATTGAAATTAAAGTTGTAAATGTCCGCAAATTCAAGTGAAAAGAACGCTTCTAAAATTCGCGCATCGGGTGCATAGATATTAGCGATGTATTCATTCCAATAACGTGCGTAAAGTGTCTTATATGGTATTGATTCAACTACACACAAAGGTGTTTCTTGACCAAAGTTTAAATCACGTGATGTAATGGTAGGAACAAAATCAGAATAATGGCTAAATTGACGCGCTAAAATATAGTTTACTCCACCTGCCTCATTATACACATTGAACTGAATATTTTCACCTGTCTTGTAAAGAATACGCGGAGTGGGTGTAGTGTATTGATACTGCTCATTGACAAACTTAGGAATAGCGTAAGAAGTTCCCTTAATTGGAACTATTGGAGTTGAACCAAAATACAACTCAATCTTTTGCTCTTCAGTTGCAAAGTCATTTTGCGGATCAATCAACTCAAGCCTACCATATACGCGATTCCCTTGCGAGTTATAAACGCTATTAAATAAGTCGGTACTGGCTTTATATGTCCAATTGTTCTTTCGTGCTTGGTAGTCAGTTGTCGCGGTTAACGTAATATCCTTACTGATATCGAGTAATGGCGTCCAATCCTTTGCGCTGCCTTGTGCTATATACTCCGTAAATGGAATTAAATCAATGATTTGATTATTAATTTTGTTAGGTACTACTACCAAGTTGTACATCTTAAACAATGAATCAATAAATTCACTGCACTTCATTATAGGCGCATTTGCTGACCAATCAATGTGATTGCCAAATAAAGGCTTACTAATTTGTGACGATTGAAATACCGCACTTGATATTGTAAATGTACCCGTAAAGGTATCCCATATAGATAAATATGGCTGTTCAGGTATATAAACGGGTTCAATGGTTTCACCTGCTTGTAAAAAGAAACTAAAGTTTCCAATCGAACCATTAACATTTTCATTAACAATGTAAACGGTATTCAAATTAGAATCAACAGTTGAGAAACTTAAATTACCAAGTGTGCTGAGTAAAGTTTTATTTCCGCTTAAATCGGTCTTAATTAAACGCATACTCAAGATGCCTTCAAAGTTTGAATTAACCTTTACTGCTGAATAGAAATAAAACGAATAAGAACCACTAAATGGTGCGGTGTAAATGTTACCGCTTACATTATTTCCAGGATCTTGCGACTCAGTTAACGCAGGTAAGTGATAAACTTGTTGAGTATAACCGTCTATTGTTTCATTGACTAAATCACCCAAAACAAAAGTTTCAGTAGGTGTATAGCCTTCCAATAGAAATTTCGCAGTTTCGGGATTGCCACCGCCTTGTTGAATTTGCGCGCCTTCACTAACGAATGGAATAAATAAATAGTCAAGTTCATCAGTTAATGTGGTTGAGTTGCTACCAAGTTGGAAACCACTTAAAGAAATTATTTTATTAAAAATATAACGAGCCGATACAAATGGTGTTAACTCACCCGCCTTTGCCACTACGTTTATATCGGTTGTATTGATTGAACGAGAATTAGCATCGTCAACATTACCCACCCAATTTTGTCCCCTATCCGTTAATCCTAAATGGATATCTGTTTCTTCATCGTTTATTGTTTGGATATTGTCATATGACACTACAAAATTATGGTCAATTTGCAGTTGTTCAGCTATATATCCTTTAAAATCATTGTCACCAATGTTCTTAAAAAAGTCAATAACGTTGCCAAAGAACACAATCTCATATTCGCTTACCTCTCCATTGCTTGTGTAACTCGCTTTGAATTGACAATTACCTTCTAAAATGGGTATTGTATCAACTGTGATAATAGCATTTAACTTGCGTTTTGGGTTGAAGTCGGCAAATTGGTAGGTATTTTCTTGAATAAATCCAAATAACTTACTATTTGTTTGCGTTGCAGGAATGCGAAAAGTACGTGAATAAGATCCACGAGGTTTCAAATCTTTGATATCACTAAAGTTAAATTGTAGTGATATCGTCTCATTTTCGTACAAATCAACCAAAGTAGGGACATTGTCCACTTGGCTATAAATTATTAATGCTGTTTCCATTTTCTTTTATTATGGGCAATTACCAAAACCAACCGTAACATAAATGTGACCTGTAACTGTTGCGCCTGTCCATCCTGGCAGTTTAACTGAGAAGCTATTTGTACCCGTACCCGTACCCCATACGCCTGTCGCAATAATTGGAGTGCCAGGATTTAACAACCCACCCAAATAGGTACGCGTTCCGCCTCCCGTTGTGGTATTACCCAAATCAATATATCCCATTCTAACAGGCGTTGCAGGTGTTGCAAAATCATAATCTAAACGCACATAATAAGTTTCTCCTGCAATCGGAGTTCCACCACTTGTATCAGCTAAAGAAACTTGAATCCATCTATCGCGTGTTGCAGCAGTTACGTTAATAGTACAAGCGTTGCCCGTATTTGCGCCAAGAGTAAGTTCACTATTTCCACCAATTTTTGTAAATACATTATAGTAATAACAAGCTACGGGTGAAGGTATTGGATATTGAGTAACTGTGGTATTCAATGTCTCATTATCGTTTGCAATTTGTAGGCGCAATGATTGGTTATATTTACGTGAGTTTCTCTCTCTACGCATTAAGTAGTTTGTGTCTTCAACCACTACAGGGACAACCGAATACCCATCTACGTTATCATCCACCATCCAAACTGATTTAGACCTAAATAAATCTTTCATAAATTTAAATTCAGATTCAGCTATCCAATCAGATTGAACGTTCAAAAATGTGCGAACTATTGGCTCTCTTTCGGTTAATGAGCGTGTGAATGTTTCAGTTGAAAAAGGATGTTCAGTTGTAGCGTTATTGTAGTCACCTTGATATTGTTTGTATCGCTTCTTTTCTACCTCAATGGATCGCTCATTTTTCTTAATGAATGAATAACTATCTATGCCACCTAACTGATTAAGCCAGTATAAATGCACTGGGTTGTATTTACAATCCTCTTCTATCCAATAACCATATTTGGCTGTTATTTCATTGTTGGATAAATCCATACCTATTAGAGTCCAATAAGCTGTATTATCTGCAATCGTTTGGTCTATAAATCCACCATTAACAAGATTCTTTAATCCCGTTGGAATATGCAATAAATTACCAGGCTCAGTAGATACTGCCATATTCACCGTAACTAATTCAGTATTTGAACTATCATAAAATTTAAATCGAAAATTCCTAACTGATAATAACGGATAGTTTGGATTCAAATAGGTAGTGTCATCAAAAACCCACGATAAAATAGAATAGGCACTATCTTCTTCTGCTGTCACATTTGAACGCGAAATCTTGCGCCAATTTATAGTTTCACTTTGTAGTGATGCAGGTAAATTAAGTGATGCGTTTATTGTTTCATTATTGAATCCTAATGTGCTATCATAGCCTTGAGATAATGCAAGTGGTGGAGTATCATTCGTTCCCATTACGATGAAATTCTGCTTACCACTTCCATATACTATCATTAAAACATAGGTAGCCATGTCAACATCATATTCGGTGAATACACCACCTACTTTCCAACCTTCATAACATTGAATTCTGATTGTATTGACATTAATACTACCAGATACAAAGGGCGCAATTATATGAATCAATATGTTATTGTTAGCACCATAAACCATTGGAGTTGATACTAACTGATTGAATATCGCTTTTGCATTAAATACGCCGTTTAAAGCATAGTTAGGAGCTACATAAAATTTATATGATTCATTAGTTGTTCCATCCGTCACATTAAAAATGTATTTAAATCCATCTTCAGCAACGTTATCAGATGACATTGTTACCGCTACATCATTATTACTGAATGCAAGGCCTGTGTATAAATCAACACCTTGTGCCGATAGCCCCGTTATTTTAGTCGTTATCATACTTTAATTTTTTGTTGAAGATTATCTTCAATTACTATCTTAATTTCTTTACCTAAAGCCTCTGCGAATTGTGGTTCATAAACATCGATTAACTCATTCACCGCATCACGCCAATAGTAAAGTGGTGGAATGCCTCTCCTACCAATTGCCTTTGCAATGTTAAACGCTGCCGCTTCAATTTTGGCAGGTGTTTGTTTAATCAATTTACCTTCTTGATTACGTAGTCGAATAGGCTTTATTTTCATCCATTCCACAATTGCAGGGACTGGAGGCATCTTTGAACGCGCTCTTCTACCTTGTTCAACTACATCAGCGTAAACACTTGCTTTACCTTTTGCGAAGAACTCTAATTTGCCTTTTTTAGCGTTGTAGTAATATGCTAATGATTTGCGTAATGTATCACTCGCAACTGCTCTTCTTTTCTTTCCTTTAACGGTACGATATGCGCCAAGATTCTGCATTGCCTTTTCGACAACGTCAGCACCAAACTTATTGATTAAATCGTTGAGTGGACTATTAGCCATTGAACGCGGTGAATTTTGTGAATGCCGTGTTACTATCCTCTATTAACAAATCAACAAAGGCATCTATTCCTTTTACTTCTAATCCTTCTCGAAAAACCAAGTAATCTTCTGAATCGTTATAGCCAAAAAAGATGTTTTGTTCAATTACGTGGATAATAGTTAAATCATCCTTTTCAATTATCTGATATCTCATATAGTTATTTTAAATGCTAACCCGCTAATGGGTGCAGAAGTTGCAGTTGCGTTATTCTTAATTTCTACCGCATATCCATCACCTGCTGCAAATGTCACCGAGTTAGTTGTATTTGAATAAGTACCTGCCGCACTATTTGCTGCAATAGTTAACACTAATGCGCTAACCGTACCATTTTTAAATAATGAAATCACCAAACTACCTGTAGCACTTTGAGTATTTGTAATTCTTGCATATAATTTAGAACAAGTGCACGCATCAGGAAATGGAGTTCTTAACTGAGATTCGGCAGTAGTACCACCTGCACCACCACTCCACCAATATGAGGTACTTCCTGCAGTTTGTCCCGTTGCTGCTCTTGTAATTAATACAAATGATCCACCCGAACCCGCACCTTGTTTGCTATCAATTTGCGATTGAACGTTAGAAGTAACCCCACTTAGATAACCGAGTTCAGTTCCTGTAACACCACTAACCGCAACCTTTCCACCGCCATCAGAAACCAATGCGCGATAAGTAGTAAGATTAGCACTTGTAATTGTAGTTGCAGCACCTGTAATAACTGATTGAAAAGCAGATGTAGCCCAATCATAGATTGCTTTGGCTGATAAATAGAAAATATTGCTTGTCTCATTGCCAGACATTGCTGTCTTTTTATTCGACACATCTTCGGGTGTATAACCTAACGCAGATTGTTTACCATTAAATGTTGACCAATCGGTAGAAGTTAAATAACCATTTGTAGAGGAAGATGCAGAACCCATTAAAGTGAATACATCTTTATTTTTCCAAAGATTGGTTGCAGTATCTCGCCACAATACATCCTTAGTTCCATAACTACCTACCTGTGCATCGTGTAATTCATCTAATTCGTAACCATTCTGAACACGCACATACATACGACCTGCTGAACCATTGTTAGCAGTTGTAACAAATCCAAGATAAACAAGATGATTTGGTGCTGATGGTTTAGTTTTAGTCACACTTCCTGCAGTCGCACCAAGATAAACCGCATCTCCATCCGCCCAAGTTGACGTTGGGAATAAACTCAATCCATCAAGTTGACCATTGATAATGATTAGACCTTTACCATTGGCAGTAATTGACGAACTTAAAACAATTCCAACCGTTTGCGCTGATGTTGCATCGCTCGTATTATATGCTAACTTAACTTTCAATCGGTCACCCTGCCCACCGAATGCATATACTGGCTGTCCTTTTGTTATGGTTGTAGATTCAGCGTTAGTGACATAGGCTAGCAATGTATTTGGCGCAGTTCCAATAACTTGAAAAGAATTAGATGTTGAGTTGTAAACACACAACATTTCAGCACCGTCTACAATATCCCCACCGATTAACTGCCCATCGTTATTTCGATACAACGTTTTTGCACCAAGTGAATTGATGTTAAGAGTGGCAGTTGTTGTATTGCCAGTAGTAAACCGAATTAAGAATGCATCTCCATCGGCTAAGGTAGTTACACCGCTTATGGTTGTCGTGTAGGTATCAGTTCCGCTTGTTGATCCGTGCGGAATGCCTCCACTTGTACCGCTTGGAATGGTTTTCCAAGTATTATCAGCAGCCAAATAATCAGTTGTGCTGCTCGGTTGGTTAGTTGTGTATTGAACTTTTTTTGCCATTATCCTAAGTAAGGTATGTCACAAGCATCCCAAATATGGTCAACGGTCAAATCAACCGACAACTGAATGCCCGTTAAAACGTGGCTAAATTCTTCCATAAATGGAGTACCACTCACAGGTGTAGTAAGTACAACCGATTCGTCAAAGAATCCACCTAATTCGAGCATTGACATCAAATCTCCTGCTAATAGAATACAATCACTCAATGACTGCTTTTGATACTCCGTTTTTTCATCCTTATCACGTGGCAAATCAGCGAACCAAATATCGAATGAATAAGTCAACTGACCTTTATCAAATGATATACCTGTAGGTACTACGTGCATCCAAGGATACTCGCCTTCTTTTTCAAGGTCTGCTTGTGAGATTTGTCCGTGCGTGAATCGTCTGATTAGTGCGTGAGCCTCAGCGAACTGCTGAAACTTGTTAATCATTACGTTATAGGTATAGAGTGAAGATGCTGTAGCCATACTTTAAAGACGCAAATAGTTACTTTTTTAGGAGTTGCTTTTGAAAAGAAAAATAATCTATCCGATAAGATAGATGCGCGAAGATTGTACTGGCTTGTGTTTCGGTTATTGTGTCGAACTTAGTAACGTCTCTATCCGCAAGTTCTTCAATGACATGAAACCATCCATAACGTTCGCTTAGGTCGTTTGTTGCACCGCTTCCTTCATCATCGCTATCGCCTTCTCCATCTCCTGCATCATCGTTGTATCTAAAAACTCTAGGGAACGATTCAGTAATTCTTTTTCGATATTCGAAAAAAAAACCATAGCACCATTTGCGACTGATAAAGGCATTTCATCGAATACCTTTGCATTGGCTAAATGGTCTGCGGTGTAAGGCTCAATCTTATATTTCGCACCAATGGCATTTAATGAAGGTCGGTAAAGGATAGCCAGTATCTTGTTTAAGTTCTTTGGAAAGTCCTTACAATTAGTTTCAAGGTCTAACCATTCACCGAATGATATCTTGTTAATATCGGGAACAAATACGTATTGATTCCATCTCCATTTGTGTTCAGCGATTGGATTCTCAATAACTGATTTGAACGCCTCAATTACCTTTGTAATATCTTCAGGTGATAGTTGGCGCACATAATCTTTCGATTGTCCCATAATTGCAGACACCTGCCCAATCTCGTTTCCTTCATTCATTACGAAGTCAACGTATTGTTTCACCGTGATAGTCGAATAGTCAAGTGTTAACTTTACTTTATTCATCTTTACCTCCTTTTTTGTCTAATTAAACAATAACTAAAAATTAACCACCATAATATTATTACTATTATCAATATCATTCTTTATCTCCGTATATTTGTTTGTAAAATTGATTTGATGATATTGTATCAAAGCCTCTTTCTTCGTACATATTGCCATTAAATTGACCTTGCTTAAAAGCATCTTCAATCTGCTCATGTTCCATTTGTAGTGCTTCTTGTATCTCCTCATTAGTTAACACAGGAGCAAAACCTTCCTTATTTAGTATGCTTACTAACCATCTAACTGCTGTTTGTTTACTCATCTCCTAATTGTTGGCTAATTAGTTCAATCCATTCTTGAAATAGGTCGGTCATTGATCCTTTAGCCAACCTCTTGCGTTGTGCAGGTTGTTGTAGCCACATTCCAAACATTACGCATAAGCGGTAAGTGTGGTGCATTTCTTGCTCTCTTTGTTCGGTCATTAGTCAAGTGTTATTTGATTATTTATTAGTAACTCATTAAATGTCTCACGTAGTTTTTCAATTGCCTCTAATTGGTCGCCATTATACTGCTCGGTATTATACTTAACCAGCCTTCTCATCTCTTCGGTGAACTGACATAGAACATAATAAACCGAATCAATGGACATAAACCTTTTGTGGGCTTGTATATCAATAGAATCATTCAAGTCGAACTCAATAACTGCCTTCATCTTCTAAAATTTTAGACATTATATATTTTGATTTGGCAAATTCAATCCATTGTTCCAAAGTAATATGTGGATGCCAAAATCCATCAGTTGCATATCTTAATATATTGCCATTTATTATACAACTGTAATAAATATGATTTGATAAATCAATATCAGCCATTACAATTCGTTTGGCATCTTTAACATCTATTTCGTCTTTATTAATCATAACTTATCAGAGATTATTATTTGTACTGGCGCATCGGCATCACCAACAATAGTGTTACGTGCCTGTTTCGGTTTAAAGTATTCAAGTGTTTTGAGATAAAGTTCTGAGGCAATCATTTTATCTTCATCTTGTCTTGATGCCCACAACTTATTTAAGAATGCATTGAATTGCTCTGCTTGTTGTCCTGTAATTGATTCACCAAGTGCTTCCCATTGCAATGTCTTTTCTGACTTCGCGCCATGTGGTCTTCCGTTCGGGTTTCCACTTTCGCCTTTTTTAAATGCCATAGTTGATAAATATTGATATTAACAATTCCAACACCATTTTGCAAATTTAATTACTGAATAAATCGCCAATGCAATTAAAGCTATTTTAAGAGCAAGAGCAATAACAACAAAGAACCAAGTGAAAATAAAGTATTTAATTTTTTTCATAATTGATTAAGTAAAATATCTTTGAGATTAGGCTTGAAATATAAATCCGACTTTAGTACCTTTCCATCAGCACGATAAATAGGCTTACCATCTGCATCGAGTTTGCTCATATTAGACCTATGCACCTCACTAAACATTGCCTCTAATTTGTCTTCAATTTGGAGATTACAAGCATATCCGATAAGAAGATACATTTGGTCAATGATGGCATCAGCAATTTCAACGTGGTTATTTGCTTCAATCATCTCTTCGAGTTCCTCAGTAATGAGAGCCTGATGAAGTGAATTATCACAGTCGTGAACGTTATTAGATAAGCCAAAGGCATTTCTAAACTCTTTAACTTGTCCTATTTGTTTATACATTTAATGCTGTTATTAATGCGTCTAATTTACTGCTAAAAATCTTCTTTTCAAATTTATTTGAATCAATGTTTACAAGCCACGCATAACCCAACTTATTGAAACTATTATACGTGCATCGTCTACAGACTTTAACTCTACCTTTGTCGTGTTCTCTTTTATATGGTCTACGATCCACTTGAAACCAAAACAAAGGCAAATTCCAGTTACAATGGAAACACTTCTTAAACATCTAACTTCGTTTTAAAATGGTTTATCAGTTGTTCCATCTTGTGGTCGTAAAACTTGGCAAAGGTTAAAAATCCTTCTTTGTCTTGTTCCCATAGTTTGTAAAGAACGTTTCTCAATCGTTGACCATTGCTTTTCTTTTCAATCTCAAAGTCGGCTTTTAACTCATCAAGAACCTCCTTCTCTTTAGACGCAAATTCTTCTTCTTTTAGAGCGCAATAGACAAACGAATTTTGTAGGCTAAAGATTTGACCTGCCTGTTCGGGTGTAAGTTCATTTGTGCCTATTACAATGGCGGTAGTTCTATCTTTACGACTTTTAATAGATTCAATTTGTGCTGGAAGTATAATCATGGCTTTTTAAAGATTATATAATAGTCAAGATTAATAACTGATTTTTTATAAGAAGAACACCTTTCATTAAGAGAATAAAAAGTTGCAATGTTATTTTCTATATCCAAATCTGAAACATCATAAATCTCAAATTCAAGCAATGTTAAATTTTGATTTGTATTTATTCTATATACTTGGTATGTCATATTGTTATCTATTATATATATAGTTAATATATTATTCAAGAGAATAGATTCTGAACCAAGAGAGAATGAGAATATCCTAACTGACTTTAACATCAGTTGTCATCCTCTCTTAAGTGCTAATTATCATTCAGTCGAATGAGTCCTTTCACCTTCAAGTTTCAAAGTGTCACCGATGACCTTTGACCTGGACACTACTTTAACACGATTCTCGGCTCGTGTGATGGTCTTACCGCTTTGTCCTTTATGCTACGGTTGCGCTATGCCATCATCCCCTTGTAACGCGTAAAACAATCACCCAAGCGTTTTAACCGCCAATGATTGAGTTTGTAGTCAGAACAGGATTTGAACCTGTAATCTTCCTTGTTAGGAGTTTTACCAATTAAACTACCTGACTATGTTCGGGCTACCCTCCATTCGTCACAACCGCCCGACCGTTGTGATTTCAGATTGTAGTCAGGACAGGATTCGAACCTGTATTTATACCACCACATAACTTACTTTTCAGGCGAGCTGTACAAACTCTCGTTATATGTGCGTTACCATTCCGCCACCTGACTAAATAAAAAAGTCCCCCAATCATTAAAACCTGTTGAGAGTTAAAATGAAAGGGGGAAATATCTCACTACTCTCAACACTACAAATATAAGTAGTGAATTAAATAAATCAATAACTACTTTTAAACATTACTTAAACAACACACCTTCCGCAGTTGTGAATTTGCGAATCTTGTGTATTTGTTCTTGGTTGTTGTCTACGTGCTTATCAATGTGCAACCGCACTACAAACTTCCATTTGTCTTGACCATTGGTAAAATGCACATCTGCCTTCTTGATGCCTAACTTTTCAGCCATTGCGTAAACTGGCGCAGAATCACTTTCCTGTCGTGCTGTTAAGATAAGAACTTCATTTCCTTTTTTAAGTTCATTTAAAGCCATTTCTTGACCTTTGGAAGTGGTCAAGGTGTCATCGTAATCAAAACTAATCTTCATCGTTCAATAAGTATTTAATCCATATGTAGGGAAAACACAATCCGCTTATTATTATTCCCAAAATATTCTCAGTTGTAAAAGGTAGACAATGCCTGTGGATCACTATCGTAAAGTACCCAATATGTAATAAGCCGATTGTGATATACAACATAGAAAAGAAATGTAGCAGATTCATTTGTTTCTTGATTTTCGTCCACGTTTTTTGGGTTGTGGTTGTTCAACTGCTATAACTTCGGATTCTTCTCTTTTTAATTGTGCGTTTAATTCATCAACTATCTTGGTCACACATCCGATACAATGACGCAATTTAAGTGGTTTAGTTTCTCCATTGATAATTGCCTTGAGTTTGCCAAGGATAGAACGCTGCTCACCTGTAACTTTTCCGGAACTTTTAATCGTTGCGATTAGTTCCTTTGCCTCCTCAATGGTGTCGGTATCGGTTACTGCTGTCCACATTTTCGCAGGACATTCCTGTAGTGCCATTCTTGCTTTAACATCCATAAAGCATCCGCAAGGCTTGAACCTAACTCCATTCATTTCTTGCCATTCGTTGAATGGATTTAATTTAGACAATGCAGTTCCGCACGTTCGGGTTGTGGCATTAAAAATAGGACAGGCTTTGCATATTCCCATCCTATATTCAAACATTTCTTTATTCGTCATATTTGATGCATTTTTTTATTTCTTCTTTGGCACGTTTTACCGTGTCGTATAGATATGATACAGGTATTCCAGTCTCATTGGATAACTCTCGGTAAGAAAACCCATTCATCACATATAAATTAAACACTTCTTTCTCAAAAAATGGTAATCTACTTACCAATATATCCAACTGCTCATTGGTAATCCTTGCCCCAATCCAACTCTCACGCGCATTGTGTACTTCTATTTCAAATTGATGTGGCTCAAGGTCTGTCCAATTAGCCTTAAAATCTCCAATAAGTTTCTTATACCTAGTACGTGGTCGGATGTATTCCCACTTCAATGAACAAATAACGTAGGAATCAATGTCGTTTATCTTTGATGTATCAGTTTCAAGAATATTCAGAAGTGTGGAGTGCAGAAGTTCATCACCTTCGAAATCCGATGCGGTGAGATTCCTCGCAAATTTGCGGTAATTGTTATATTGTTCCTGCGAAATATCCATCTATTACGGCTTGTGCCTCTGCAAATCCTTTACATATAGACGCATAATAGCCTCTTTTGTTTAAGAGTTTGATCCATTCTTTCTGCTCTTTGCTTACTACACCTTTCTCAGTCTTCAATTCAATAAATAATCCGTAGTATTTTGCGTTCGGTTCGCAGATTTGAAGGTCGGGAAATCCTTTAACGTATCCAGTCGCCTTCATTTTGATGGCCTGTTTCATTGATGTGAACATACCACCTGCTGATGCGCAATAAATAGCGGTCGGATATTGTGCTTTTAGGTACTGAATCACCGCAATTTGAACTCCTGCTTCACCACTATATGGTTTTTTTGCTCTTGGCTTAACTGAATTAAGTATCTTTTGCTTCATCTATTATTTAGAATGCGTCTAAATTACTATTTAATGACCTTCTAAAACCCGCGTAAAATCAACAAAACTAAAAAAAGTTTTATTTTTCTTTTAAATTTATTTGGAATAAAGAAAAGAATTTACATATATTTGCAAAGAACAAAAACAAAGAACAAATGAAAATGTCAATTAACTCAGTAGTAAAAGAAAGTGAAAAAGCAATTTGCGTAGAAATCACTTTAGAACACCCACGCAGTAACAAGCAATTCACTAAAGAGCAATGGATGCCTAAGTCGGTTGTTGAGGCAATGACTGAATCATCAGTTGTGGTGAAAGATTGGTTCGCAAACAAAATGATGGCTGAACAAATCTCTTTTATGAAGGTCGGTGGAATTATGACATCAATCGTGTTCAAACACGTTGTAGATTTCGGTTATTAATTAAATTAGCAAACAACTAACAAATAATAAAAAAATGAACTATCAAGTACATATTAAAGAAGGCATCAATGCCTCAGTCAAAAACTACGAATCATTATCTGATGCTAATCGTTACGTAGTGGAAAAGGCAAGTGAAATGAATTTGGTTTATGGTTATGATTCAGACGGTTGGGCGTTTGCTCACGATGATATCGAGTATTCACCAGTACGCACTGAAATCTTTATCTTTCATATTGGTTAATTATGGAAAAGTTTTGGCAATTAGAACTTACTTCAACTGAATTAACAATCGTTAAGTTAGCAGTTGAAAGATATGTGAATCAATACGCAAATGACGTATTCACTCCAGAAGATTTACAAGCAACATTGAATACCGTTAAAAACCCGAAACATCGAGCATTATGAAAATCGATTTAACTTACCCACGCAAGTTTAGATGCGTTCAGTCATCAAGTTATCCAACGGATCAACTCGACTATAACCAACTGGCTCAGCATATTGCTCAGCAGACAAACCGCACACCACTTGAACGAATGACTGACCTCTTAAAAGAAAATACCTATGTACGATAGAATAAACCCAACCGATTATACATCATCTATTTTTGATGGTGAAAGATGCCAAAAATGCGATTCATTGCACTACGAAGAAAGTTTAGTTGCAGTTTGGATATCTATTCACGATTATCAGTCGTGGTGTGAAGTATGCGTACGAAATCACGCAACTGAACATCCAATCATTAAGAACGAACTTTGGGCTATTGGCTCAACTGACACCGAAAACAATTTAACAATTAAATAAATAAACACGATGAAAACATCAAAAATCACAAATGTGCAAGGCGCAGGAACTTGGAACGACCTCTTTAAATTCGAGGTAACAATGGAAAATGGAGATACAGGAACGGTCTTCAGCAAATCACAACAACCACCATTCGCAGTTGGTGATTCAAAGAATTATGAGATTACTCCAAGTGGTCGTGGTCACAAGATTAAGTGGGTACAGGAACAAAAGTCATTTACACCAAGTTCAAATGGTGGTGGATCATTCACTAACTCAAAGGACAAAGAAGAATCAATTGCACGTGCAGTTGCATTAAAGGCATCAGTTGATATGAACCACTCAGAGAATCCTGCGAAAGTTATTGAGGTTGCTCAGTTGTTTGAGAAATATCTTTTGACTGGCATAGGATTGAATGACGATGCAAAAGACAACGCTAACTCAAATGCTAAGATGGATAAAGACGATTTACCATTCTGAAAAGTTGAAATATTAAAAAAATTAGAACGATTAAAACCGATAATAATATGAAATCAAAATGGGAATTATTTGTTTTTGCTTGGTTCGGGAATACCCCGAGCCTTGCAAAAGCAATGAGCATTAGTTATCCACAGGCACAAAAGTGGACACGATACCCGATGCTAATGCACGTTTGCGACATAACTAAAATTAGTAAGTATACTGGCGTGAGTTCAAAGGAGATTGTAGAACTTATTTTAGACAGCGAAAAACGAACTATCAAAAACGAAGGAGATGAATAAGGATAGCGCACTAATGAGTTTTATAATTAAGCATCGAGTAAAGAACTTAAATGAATTACTTAACCTATACAACGAAGAATCTCAGCAGGAATTGATTGAGGTGATAGCCGAAAATTGGAACTTGAAAAAGTCTCCTTTCGAAGAAGATGTGATTGCAACTCTTTGCCATTCGCACGATTTAAACCGCAAGGAACTATTCTCAAAGTCTCGCGTTAGATACATAATTGAGGCAAGACACATTGGTTATTTGCTCCTATATGCAGGAACTAACTATACACTTAAGCAAATAGGATTTACCATTGGCAAAAGTGACCACGCAACCGTGCTGCACGGAATCAAAAAAGTGATTGATCTATACACATTTGATGCGCTTTACCGCAATTATGTTGATGAAGCAGTTATTTTATTGCAAGATTTGGGGTATAATTGTGAACTTTTTAAACAACGACTAAATGAACAACGAGCAATTAAAACAAGCGTTCGACTTACTAACTTTAAAAGTACAATCGTTAGAAAACCAGTTGAACTCATTACAATCCAAGAGGATAAAAACAACGTTCCAACCACCGACAATGGAGGAAGTGGCGGAATATTTTTTGGAACGAATAGCGTTTGCGTCTTCTGAGGATGCACTTAACTTTGCGGAGGTATTTATTAGCCATTACACCAACACTAATTGGTATTATGGCAAGACAAAAATGAAAGATTGGAAGGCTGCGATGCGTTCCGCTTGGAAACTTCACGAATTTGTAACAACTAAAAATAACAACTATGAATCAAAACTTGGTAGAGTACAAAGGTCAGACCTACAACAATGGCTTAACGATTGAGGAAAAAGCCTATTTAAACGCATTAGAACAGACGCAAATACAAGATTCAACATTGCCGATGTTTAAGGCTTTAATTGCCAAAGGAATCGTCATAAGTGGTATTAAAGATTTGCCATCAGCAGAAGAAACGCAACTGTTATACGAAACTACTCAGCAGTATTATAGGTATATGACTATTTCAGAACTCGGGTTAGCATTTCAACTTAATGCAGTTGGTCAATCTTGGAAACGAATAGAACATTATGGTTTAATGTCGATTCAGTTTTTGAGTGATGTATTGAACGCATATAAGGTTTACAAGATGCAAATGAACCTTGACATCGATAAGAAAAAGGCGAGATTGATTATTGAAGCCAGCACCGAAGATTCTGAGCCAATGGACATCAAAGAAATGATAGTTAATGATATTCAGAGATGGAAGGAAAACAAACGTGAGGCGGTTTTGATCCTTGCACCTACTATGATGCGAAAACTTGAAGAAAAGAATATCATTAGTGCAGAATGGTGGAGTGATGACGATTGGAAAAAGTTTCGTTTTTGTGCCTATCAGCAATTAACCAATGAACGCAATCTATCAAACTTTGCAATCACTCGGATGAAGTCATCTGATAAAAGTGAATTTGAACTCTCAATTCGTCAAGGAATAATGCGCTATTTGTACGCTGATATAATGGACAGTCATATTTTACAACAAAAGATATTTAGTAAATTATGATACAATTCCACGATAAACAAAAAGAAGCCTTGAACCACTTGTCTATTGACTCAGATAAGTGGCAGGTGTTATATGGCGGAAGTGCTGGATCTGGAAAAAGTTTTCTCGGTTGTGACTGGCAAATAAAAAGGCGGTTAAAGTACGCAGGTACTCGCGGTTTAATTGGTCGTGCTGAATTAAAGAAGTTGCGATTGTCTACAATGGCTACATTCTTTGAATTGTGCAATACTTACGGATTAGTAGCAGGAAAACACTTTACTTATAACGGACAAGACCACGTGATAAATTGGTTCAATGGATCACAAACTATCCTAATGGATTTGGCAGATATGCCGAGTGACCCCGAGTTTCAGAGATTCGGGTCACTTGAGATAACTGATTATTTTGTTGATGAAGCAGGTGAGGTATCAGAAAAGTGTATTGCGATTCTTGCATCTCGCGTACGTTATAAATTGGTAAATGATAAGCCGAAAGGATTGTTAACCTGTAACCCACACAAAGGATGGTTGTATAATGAGTTCTACGATGCAAAACGCATTGGCAATTTACGTAGTGACCGAGAGTTTATCCAAGCCTTACCAACGGATAATCCTCATATCTCACCAGTATATCTCGAAAACTTGCGTATGTTACCCGAAATTGACCGCAAAAGGCTTTTAGATGGCGATTGGGACTATGACGAAACGCAAGACCGCTTGTATCATTATGATGACTTGTTGCGTTGTTTTAGAGAGCCACAACAAAAGAACACAACCAAGTACATAACTGCGGATATTGCGCGTATGGGAGACGATAGAACGGTTATCGTGTTATGGGATGGACTGCATGCTGAAAAGTTTGTAGTTCTTAAACACAAACCTATTAACGAAGTTGTTGATACGATTAGACAAATGGCACAAAGTAACGGAGTTCTGCTCTCAAATGTTTTGGTGGATGAAGATGGAATCGGTGGTGGTGCGGTTGATTTTCTGAAGTGCAAAGGATTTCTTAATGGATCAAAAGCAGTTCGTGAAAACTATCTGAACCTAAAATCCGATTGTTACTTTAAACTTGGTGAACTAATTACCACCAATGAAATTACATTTAATAATCAGCACAAAGATACCATTGTCAAGGAAATCGAAATGATTAGACGCGAGAAACTGGATAGCGACCAAAAACTGCGAGTGACTAATAAAGAAGATTTGAAGAAAAGATTTGGAATGTCTCCCGATTTCGCTGATGCGATAATGATGAGAGCATTTTATGAATTAAAAAAGAATTTTGGAAAGTATGCATTTGCTTAATTATATTTGCAACTATGGAACTAAATAAACTTATTAAAATGAAAGCCGAACACTACGCAATGTACAACGGTGAACAAATGGATAACTCGCGATACTTCGCGTTCATCGAAGGTGCACGTTATGCGCTTGAAATGTTAAGCCAACAAATCAAAGAAGAAATATGAACAACAAACTGACGAGAGAAGAACTTGAAAAAATCAAGGTGCTGAACCTGCTAATGTGGACACAGGCAACACTTTATGCCAGTGATGAATGCGAACCGATTAGATGGTTCTATAATCATCAGACAAAGATGTTAATGAAACGACTTAACGAATCAATTAAACGTGAACACGGAAAGACAATAACTGCATTGTGGGAAGCAGATGGCGCAGCATTGCCCGATATCACAAAACACCTTGAAGAATTTACTTTTGAGATGGCAACCTATGGATATTGGATGCTACCCGAACTTATTAAATTGATTCAAGATGCGAAAGAAAATCAACCAAAAATAGAAATGGTATGAATATAACACACGATTTTGACAACTGCCAGTCCGATGTCTATAAAGAAGTAATAACCGACCTTATCTCACGCGAGAAAATGGGAAGAGCAAAGTATGGAACAACGGTGGACAAGGCTAACCTTTCGGAGAAAGAATGGTTATATCACGCATACGAAGAGGCTTTGGATATGGCTATTTATTTAAAACGTATAATGTCCCTAAAAAAATAGCATTAAACGACAATGAATAAAGAGTGGCTTTTCGCCACTTTTTTTTGTGCCTTATTTCAGTTTCATTAACTTGTTTTAAATGGGACAAATCAGCCTGTAATTGTCCGATATAAGCCTCATTATGTAGGATTACATCACTTTGTGTCCGAATAATACGACTATTGATGTCGTTTAAATGAACGTAATAGTCAAGTGACTTTACACCAAGTACAACAAGTCTACGTTCAACGCTTAAAGAATCCAGTTCTTTCGAGTTGCTGAAGCCTTTGTATTGCACCTGTGTATGCGCTATCGATGGCAACGCTATCAAGCAAATAAATAGTATCAATTTGTTTTTCATAAATCGTTTTGGTTTTGATCCGTTCCACTTCCAAAGTGTCAATGGTTGCCTTTAATACAACAACTGTATCCGAAAGGGTTACAAATTGTACCCTGTTTGATTTGCATGAATTTTTCCAAATATTACAACACCAACCACTAATAAATGCGACCGTCATTAACGCGATAATTCTTAACGTGAAATTCTTTTCCATTGCCTCTTGTTATAATTGCAAATCCGTGATTGTATTTAGAATAGGGGTTATAATCGGGACTCAACTCACTTAAGCAACCCACACCCCAACAAGTTATGACCTTTCCATTAACATCGCGTTCAGTATGCTCAGCAGTTTGGTGGTGATGTCCACACATAGCGTTTGCTTTGGTCTTTAAAAACAATCCACGTGCTACGTTAACCGATGGTAAAAACTGCTTACCGAACTCGTGACCGTGAAATAATGATAAGCCACCGATGTTAATCTTGTTCTTTCCTTCAATCCACTTAATGTCGTATTTATCCAAGTGACAAAGTGAAGCAAAATCGAATGCGTCAATGTCGAATAGTTCGGGTGCTTTAACACGCATATAACGCCAGTAGCGTTCTTCGTGGTTACCTTCTTTATAAATGATTTCTGCGTTTGGAAACGTTTGGCGTAACTCGTAAACGAAGGTTCGCATAGCATACAACTCATCCTTAAATTTGCGCTTCTTTGGATCCTTAACAAAGTCGGAAATCATATGACAATCTAATGCATCACCATTTAAAATAACCGTATCCACTCCTTCCTGTAAACCTGTTTCAATGGCAACTGATAACGCATCAATATCGTGGTATGGAATGTGGACATCGGATAAGATAAGAATCTTTTTTCCTTTTACGTCAATATGCTTTCGACCTTTTGCATATGACTTGGGTAACTTAAATGGGTTCTTTGGTCGGTCTTTTTTCACAATTAAAGATTTGTCTTCGGGGATTTGCTTTCCTGCTTTGCCTTCAATCCTTCTTAATGCCATTCGTGCATCCTCAACTCCTAAAAACGTCTCAAAATGTTCCTTGCTTAATTTCTTTGCAAGTGTTAACGTTGGAGTGTTTGGAAATTTAGAACGAACTTCACGTGCTAATTTTGTTTTTTCAGATTCTTTTCGCATATTAAAAGGGTTTATAGATTGTCTTGCCGCCACTTTTTAAACCACGCAAAACTTGCTTTCTATTTTTCCCTTCATTGTAGCTTACGTGAACCCAATCGGGAGAGTTCTCAGTGCCAAACTCCCAAATGAGTTGGTCGAAAGTACAACTATTTTTTATATAATCAAAAATTTCTTTGTTACTAATTCCGCCAAAGATATCTCCATCAATATCTAAGGCTTTGCCTTCGCAATGTTGTGACGTTTTACTACCACCAATTTTGGCATTCAATTCAACAGACCTAAACCCACTACTAATACCGATAGGCTTTCCGAAATGTTCACGCACTTGGTCAAAGATTTTAACACACACTAAGTGTAAGTTATTTAGTTGCTCAGCATTTGGAATGTTAGCCAACTTTAAAGCAGTCGCTTGGTTGCTCTTTGTGACTTCTGAATAGTCAACGTATTTACTTATTTTTTCCATCGGTCATTGCATCGGTTATGTCCTCTGATTTGCGCCCTATAATTACCTTTAATTTACTCCAAATGTCTTTGCCAGTTACCGCCTCAATGGATTCAACTATTGATTTAAATTCGATGATAGCAATAACGGTTGCAATCAATTTAGTGATAGGAATCAATTCAATAATGATGAATTTTTCAATCAAAAAACCACTCATTATAGCCAGTTGATACAACATCAATTTAGTGATAGTGTCCGACATCCTGCGAGACCTAATTCGCTGCTTTAATTTGATTGCCTTCCAAATACCTACTATCATATCAGCACCAACCAAAAAACCAATGGTTAACATTAGTTCCTTAATTGGCAGGAATACAGCAAGAACAGCAAACAACCAAATCTTACCCTTCAAAAACATAAACTCTTTCAACTTTTCTTTGTTTTATTTTGTTGCTTTTTCAAGTAAACTTTTAACATTTGCTCGTATTGTTGCCTTTTCAATACGTAGGTGGTAGGAAGTTTTTTATTGACCATCTTTGTCTTTGGGTTTTATAACTATCTGAAATCAAAAAGTTACTCTTTCCATACGGATTCATATCGGGGAATATGTTGTTATCCGTATTGTTGGTGTATTCGGGAAATAAACTCGTATTAAAACGCAAATAATCAACCATTCGCTTGGTATAGAATCTTGCATTCTCACGTGCTTTCTCTTTCAACGATTCCATCTCTCCCTTTGTTACGGGTATAGTATCTTCACTTTGTCTTGAAACCAAGTTTCCATTGTCGTGTTTGTACAATAATGACGGATAAAGTTCTACTAATGTCCACCAAATCAACAACTTTATTACGTACTCATTCAATAAAGTTTCGTATTGGTCAGCGAGTGTATCATTTACAACATCATCTTTTAACTTATTAGTCAAGTTAGTGCCTAAGAAGTTTTGTAGATACATATCTTGCGCCACGTAAATGCAAGGTCGGATAATGTTTGGATCAACTGCATCAGTAAGTGGAGTGTATTTCTTCAATAACTCCTCATTTATCAAAAGTATTTCTTGTGGTATAGCCATTGTTTATGCGTATTTAATTGAACCTCGTGACGGTGTATCAATCGGTGCTACACCTTCTACACCTTTTCTTTTTACATATGGATTATTTCCAACGCGCTTATCATTATCAAGACCTTTATTCGGTAGAATCTTTCCTTTTGAATCGCGTTTTCTCATATAGATTTGTCGCTTCCAAAAGTGGTGACAAAATGCACCACCTTTATATACAAAAATGTTGTAGGTGCTTCTGCCAGTAGGTGCGAAATCTGAATTAACACCATCTAAACTCATGCTCTCAATATCTTCATAACGAAACACCAATCCACCTTTCGAAAGTCGTACCATTTCACGACAAAACTCACGTGAATTTTCATCTATATTTTGCGAATATGCATAGCGCAATTTATATAAACCTGTGTCACCCCAATTGGATTTTTCATCGGGATTAGCATCTGATGAGGTTGGCATTTGGTTAAACATCTGAGCAGTAAAAGAAGGTTCGTTTAATGGATCTGTAACTTCTTCTTCACTCATTAACTGCCATTCATCATTATCAATCAACTCACCACACTCTGCCAAGTGTTTTAGAAATTGCTTTCCTTGTTCATCCGTGAAATCCTGCTCTGAATTACAGCAGATTTTAGAAACTGCTTGGTGTTCGGACTCAACTTTTTTTTTTTCGTTTGATTGTGTTACAGGTGCTTCGGTTGTTGTTTGTTCGGGAACAAATAAATCGTTAGTAGTAATCTTTACACCTCGTGGAATTCCAACCGCTTTGAACAACTCATCCACCCCATCACAAATAATACGTTGGAATGGTTCAATAACCTGCTTAGTGAACAAATAAAGTGATGTCTTAAGTTCGTCAGTATTAGAACCCAATCCACCACCGTCACGAATACCAAAAAGTAGTGGTGAAGTAACGCGATGTGCAATCAAAATTTGATTCGTACTTTCGGTACTTAAATACTCATATTGCTTATCACTATCCGTAATAGGAAACGCAGTAAATTCTACACCTCTATCCTTTTCTTCGTTAAAGAATGTCAATACCTTACCTGCATTCTCCGAACCTTGAATGCTCATCTGCAATTGCTGCTTAATCATTCTTTGTTCTTCGAGTGTCGGGATTCCATTGTTAAATGATGCAATCAAAGATGGAAAGAAACCATTTAGGATATTGTTAACGTGATATTCGCCAATCTGACGAGTTAACTCAATCCAATTTATTGAACCGATATAATCGGGTTTTGGATAATACTCACTACCAACCATCATTGAATGCTGAAACATTACTTGTTTCGGGCAGTCATCTTTGGTATTAGTGTCAAAAAATGGTATATAGTGAGGAGTATTTTTCTTTTTACGAGTGTCCGACCAATCACGTGAATACCACACGCCAGTCACATCATCATTGTCATCTGAACAAGCAAGTCGGCAGTTCTCGTAAGGCAAGTGGTTAACTTGTGCAATGGTGCTTCTATCCATTGACCAAATAACTTCCCAATAAAACCCTCCGTGCATCTTTAAATCTAATGCAGTTGAATGCAATAACTTGTCCAATTTCAATCTTTGAACCTCTCTCAATGTCACTTGTGATGCAGCAGTAAATTCTTTACCTGCAATCATAAATGAAATAGAGTTAATCAATGCACCGTGAACTGGCGAAGTGTTGTATAACTCAATGAGATACTGCGGAAAGTGATTTCCTTCACCATATGACACCCACCCCTTCCTATCCTCAAACTCAATAGGCTCAATTTTAACGTACTTAGCCAACTCAACTTGAGTTGCGCTAATTCTTTCCACGATTGACTTGTTATTATCCATTATATTCGATATCGCTTGGAATTACTATGTTGGGCTGGTTGTAATAATTAACAACCGTTTCAAATTGGATATATCCTCTTTTAATCTCTCCCACTACTACTTCGCTATTCTGCGGATCAAGGTTAGTATCCGAGTTCTGACCATAAATGATAAAGTTATACCTTCCGCCAACACTAATATGAACACAACCATTAGTTGGATTGTCAACACTTGTACTAATTGCCAAATTCGTGATGCGGTCATTCTCACTAACTTGTAAAGGTATAACATAGAAATTCTCTAAAGTTATTTCATTTTGAATTACCATTAAGTAATTCGTGTAAGTAGTATCATATAACAAACTCCCCTCCTTTAGAGAAAAGAGGAGAGTTTGAAATGATGTATTCGTTTGCAAATAATTCATTGCTAAACAAATATAAGTTAAATTGAACCTTCTACAACGTTAATATCGGGGAAGTTATCGAAAGGCTCATTAGTAAATGATTCCAGACGATACGCTTTGTGCGCTTCTTCTGCGGTGAATGTAATAGTGTAACCATTCAAATCACCTTTGGCAGTTCCTGTAGTAGTAGATGCAGCAGTTACTTCTGCACCATCAACTTTACCAACCATCCAAATGTTATTATTGTTATCCAATACAAACACAACAAGACGATTCTTACCGATAATTTCAAGTTGCTTTCTGCGCGCAGCAGACAATTTAAAGAAACTAGCAGTAACCGTTTGAGTGTAGAAAATTGTTCCATTTTCAACTGATGAAGTTACTTCTTCAGTAAATACACTTGTGTGTTTTGGTGTAATGAATTGGAAAATGTCAATTTCGGGAAGTGTCGAGATTTCTTCAGTGGACGGATCTACTGTAACGCCTGTTTTAAAAGAGGCTAATTGTTGCAAATAGATAGCCTTAATACCACCTACACCTTCTTTACAATCGAGTGCAAATCCTGCGGTTAAATCACAAGCCATATTATTAATTTTTTATTGTTATTATTTACAATAAAAGGCAGGGGACTTATTCCCCCACCTTTTTACTTGTGTTTATCTTAGTTGTGTCCGATTACACAGTCACCGTAGAAACCAACTGCAACACCAACGCGGAAACGCATAGCCATACGAACCAAGTCAGATGCGTCAGTCAAAGACATATCAACTACTTTAACTTCAGCGAAGTCAGAGTTAGCGTCAACACCTACGAACAAGTTTGTAGGCTCAGCAATAACTACAGTTCCATTTGACATACCTGGACATACATAGATATCATATCCGTCAAACTGCATGTTGAATTCTTTGAACGCATTGTACTCGAAAGCATAACCCAAAGCTGCGATTGCTTGCTTGTAAAGTTGTGCAGTATAGCGGTTCATATAGATTTTAACGGTTGGAGAACCAATCAAAGCAGCGGGCAAAGCAGCAACCAAAGCAGTCAAATCTGCGATGATAGTTGAAGCAGTCATTGTAACACCCCAAGTTTGGTCAGCAGAACCACTCAAATTAGCCTTCAATTTCTTTTCGAAACCATCAAAAGATGAATAAGTTCCACCTGTGTCACCTTGCCAAATTGTGAACTCAATGTTTTGAGCCACGTTAGCAGCAGCGTAACCGATTAAGAAATCTTGGAAGTTAGAAGGAACTACATCGTTGATAAATCCACGACCTGTTTGAGCAGCCTCCCAATCGTGAGCAAATTCAGTTTTACAAACTTCCAAATTTACTTTCAAATCAGTAACAGTCAAAACTGATTGATCCAAAGTCAAATCACTTGGGTCTGCAAAATCACAAGAGAAAGCCTGAACCAAGTTAGCAGAAGATAATTTCTTCAATACTGCCTTATACTTAACTCCCTCTTTTAATGTAACGTAAGATTTAGCAAGAGTGTCTCCACTCAATAAAGCAGCGTGAATGTATGGTAATGCTAATTCACCTGCGTATGTACCATTAATTGTAATAGCCATTGTTTTTTACTTTTTAGAATTGATTAATTGATATGCGCGACTTCTTGCATCCATTGCTCTGAATGGAACTTCATTATTTGCGCTTTGTTTTTGTGCAACTGGAGAAGCCTTTTTCACCGACTCTGTGGCAGGTGCTTTAGACATTTTCTCAATAGTTGCAGATAGTTCTTGCTTTTCAGCACTCAACTCGTTAATCTTCGCTTCAAATGCGCTGATTAAGTTGTTGATAGTAGATTCAAACTCTTCGCGAGAAACTCCATCAAAAGATGCTTGTTCTTCCTTTACAGGCTCACACGCTTCTTCCATTGGTGCTTCTTCCATTGGCTTGTCTTTTACTTCGCTGATTTTCCCTTCTACTACAACCAATAACTTACCTTCGGCAGTTTCATATTCGCCATCTGCAATAGGAGTAGGATTTCCATCCGCATCCATTACAAATAACTCTGAACCCATACCAAATTCAGCATCGGGAGAGTAAACCTCAGTTCCATCAGCAAGAACAGCCATAGCCATTTGCTTTTGCTCTACCGCCTCCTCAACAGCCGACAAACTAACCCCAAAGGATTTCAATTTCTCAGCGTATTTGGAAACGATTTCGTTTACTTTACTCATAATGTTAATAATTACTTTGACTATATGACGCATAATCTTTGATT